GTTATAATGTTGTTGAGACATTTGACCAAAGTGTGTACGTTCTCCTAATTGAGCTTGTATTGTTTGAATCCTTGCCATTAACATTTCACTATCTTCTTCTGCTCGTATCCAATGTTCTGTTCCCATATTACTACTATTAGCACTAAAATCTCCTTGCCTAGCGTCTGCCATCATTAATTTTGCAAACTCTTTAAAACAAGCATAATTAATAACTACATTTCTTAAATCAGAATCATCATCAACTTTACTAAAATCAATGTATGTTACATGAGCAGTTTTTGAAGATGTTGGGTCAGGTTTTACTCTTACTTGATTACCAGCAGTAATATAATATCTTGGAAATGAATCAGTAGGTTTTTTTAAACTACCACTAGTTGATTCTAACCAAGCTCTATCTTCTAATGTAGCTTCTACAGCATCATGAGCATCTCTTCTTACTGCAATAATATTATCTGTTCCAACAGGAAGAGTAATTGAAGTTGGACTATCATCTCCACCGTGTGTAGCACTTGCTGTTTCTGAACATGCCCATCTCATTAAATTTTTAGGAATATTTGCTACTACGAATTTTTGTGCAGATACAATGAAGTCTGCATCAGCAGTTGCTCCTGTTATATCTGCTATTTCAGCTGCTATAGTTGTTGTTGCCATATTTTATTTCCTATACATGGGGGACCGAAATCCCCCACATATTGTTTAGATTAAACTAGTTCTATACTAACTGCGTCTATTCTTACTTCGTTATCAGCGTGAGCTACACTCCAATCAACATTAAGAGCTACAGGAATTGCAGCTGTAATATCTTTTGAAGATAAGTTAGTTGCTCCAATAACATGAGTAGCTCCTAAAGCATCTGTTCTTATTTCAGAAACAGCTGTCATAGTAGTTGCACTTGTTACATGAACATCAGCCCAAGCGTAAACTATATCATCATCAGCAACATCAAGTGCTGCTCCAGTTGCTATAGCTGAGCCTGCAAAATTAAGAATAGGTGTTAAAGTATCTGTACTATTGCTATCAACAACTGTACAGAAAACTTTAATTCTAACAATATCACCTATTTCTAATTTATTAGCTTCTATTTGGTAAGAAAATAAATCAGCAGCGTCAGTAGAGTTTTCATGTTCACGAAGCGTTCCTGCTTCAGAAAACAATTTTTCCCCTATTGAGTTATCTAGTTTATTTTGTCCGTATAATGGATTTGCCATGATTTACCTCCTATTTCCAGACAGCATGGGCTTCAGGCATACGCCATTCCATACCAGCTTCTGTTTGAATTAAATCAACCCTGCGGTCAACACCACTATTTTCAAGAGTCTGAACTCCAACGTATACTGCTGTATCACGATTCAATCCATTACCGACTAAAGGTCTGTAATTACATTGTCCCATATTGATACCAAGTATTTTAACTCCAGTTCCGTCTAAATGAATATTGCGAACAAGATTCATATTTCCATAAGGAGTCATTACTTGAGTAACGTCTAAGCCATATACTTGCTTTTTACCTGCAATACTAAAGTCTGCACGACCAAGATTTGTACTTCCATCAGCAACTTTTGAAACATTAGCTGAAAAGTATCCACTTAGTTTATGCATCCAATTGTATGTTTCAGTAGAACACATAAATAGAGTTGCACTTGCATTGTTGTATCTTGGGTCTAAGAATTGAGACATATCATCAAGAAAGTCATCTTGAGACTTTGAACCAGTTCCGCCAATACCAGAGCCATCAAAGATATTACCATAACTAGTAATAAAACTAAGAGCGCCTTCAGTATATTGAGCTCCAGAAGAATCAACTACTTGAGAACCAAACAATAACGCTTGTTCAATATCATACTTATGTTCAATTAACTTTGTTCTCCAAATTCTTGCAAATTCATTTGGTTCATACTTAAGAACAGTTGCTCTTGTAGTATTATCCATTGCCATTGCAGTTTTAAAGATTTGAGTTAATCCAACAGCGCTTGAGTAAGGTTGGTCTTTCCAAGACTCAGGGTAACCCGAACCTTGTGAATGAGCAGAACCGACAACGTAGCTTCTTTTCTTTTCAAGATAATCAGAAATTGACCTAGAAGAAATATCTACTGCATCAAGAGCATTATCATGAGCTTCATAAGAAGCAAGTGCAAAATTAGCAACAGCTGACCCCTTACTTACTATTTCTGTTTTTAAAATAACAGCATTTGCTACAGATGCTGAGTCTACAGATAATATCTTAGCTAAAAGATAATCATCTGGAGTACTTGCTACATCAGCAGCTGCGTCATCTTCCCAATCTGTTATAGCTTCACCAGTCTTAAAAGAAGTAAGATAGGGAACTTTTATTACAGAATTTGGAAGAAAGAACTGAGGTTGAGAACCAGAAGAACCTGGTAATACATCAGTTGCTGTTTGACCATGGATAGTTTGAATATTACCTGCTGATTTATAATCACCAATCATACAGAAATAATATACATCTCCAGCGTCTACGTTTTCATGAGTAACAGTTGCATCTGTTCCTGCTAAAGCAGCTGGAGCGCTAGTTCCGTGGTTTGATACATAAGCGTATCGTTTGTGATATGAACCTCTTTGTTCAGTAAATTTGAACTGAGGGTCATCTGTTGGTTTTTTTGCTACTTGCGATACAAATCTGAAAAAAGGGTCTTGAGCTATTGAAAGTTCAGAAACTCTATCTCCAAAATTGTACCTACGTCTAAGGTCACCTGTGTCAGGTATAGTGCTTCCACTATGCCCTGCATCAGGAGAACTTCCGTATGTTTCCATGCCGAATACATCAGCCATTTTAGTACCTCTTTAGTTTGAGTTAATGGCTAACAATATAATTTTATATACTGAAAGCCTTTTCTAGTTCGCTATCAGTACCCAAAATTGAATCAAAAACATTATCGTCTGCACTTCTCTCAACGGAAACACTACCTTGTGTTGCAAGTGTGCTAGGTTGAGATTGTACTTCTCTCATCTTATCATGAATTTCTTGTCTCGTTGAATCAGCAATTTGACTATCTCTGTTCTTACGATTCATTAAGTAATATATATCTTCAAGCTCTAAAGACTTACTCTTAGCAAAATCAGTAAATGTACTCCATTCTTCATCAGACATATCCATCTTTTGTTTGAATTGAGCTTCTTTAGCCATTTTTGCATTTTCAGTTTTTTGAGTTTGTAGTGTATTATTTAAACGACGCTGTACAATACCATCGATTGTAGCACCCATTACTTTTGCAGAATCGGAATCAGGTTGTTGAAATGCCTCTTCAGGGTCAAAAACAAAATCTTCATCAAGATTTAATTGTTGATTCATTGATTGTGGGGCCTGACCTCCGCCCTCAAAATAATTCCTCACATGAGAAATTAAATTAGGGTCTTCACGCATAGCGTCTAGAATAGGCATATAAGGTTCAATTTCTTTTAGTTTTCCATTGAGTCTTTTAGCCTCTCTACTTGAATCGCTATATCGTTTTTGCAAGACTTCACTATCATCTTGCATTTGAACTTCTACATTGGGGCTCGACTGCGTGTTACCGCTTTGTACCGAGGTTGGTTGTTGTTGTTCGTCTAATATGCCGCCATTAACTTCTCTATCTAGTGATTCAAAAAAATCACTTGAGTTACTCATAACTGCATCTTGTACGTTTGTACTTTCGGGGGCTACTTGAGCGTTACCTACTTGTTCTGACATACTATCTCCTATTTTTAGGTTGTTTTAATTTAGCAACTATAAAATCTAAAATGCAATAATTAAGATTGCTCGTTTTGAGCAACATCTTGCTTACTAGATTCCATGTCGTTTTTCATTTCGTCTCTCATTTTCTGAAACTCAACTTTTAACATTCCTCTTAAAAGTTTTTGTTGTGCTTCAGTTTCAAGAACATCTTTTCGTATTTCATTTGACGCATCTCCTACTTTCATCTTAATACCTGCTTGTACTAATTGACGTTGTAGTGTTTCTATTGTTCCGTCTTTTTCTTTTATTGCTCCTTGTACAGATTGTAATTGACCTTGCATTTGAGATAACATTGATTTTCTTTCAACAATTTTATCTTTATTTCTAATATCTGTTTCAGCTAACATTGCAATATCGTCAATTAATCCTGCTTGATACCATTTAAAATATTCTTCTAACAATGCCCATCTATTTAATGGTAATGTTGCACCTGCTATTATTCTTATATCAAATCTTGCAGATGCATAGTCTTTATATTTACCAATAGCTCTACCATAATCATTATACATATTAATATTAATTCTTACTTCTTTTTCTTCTTGAGCATTTGCTTCAGGTTGTACAATTCTAAATACTTTTTCAACTGTATAATGTTTTTGTGCTAACATTTTAAATACTCTACCTAAATGTTCAAGTGATGGTTCTACTATACTATTCATCCATGCTTTTAATCTACGAGTACCAAACTCATCATTTGCAAGTAATCCTCGATATGTTTCTGCTTGGTCTTGAGAAAATCCCATCATTGCACTAGGTACACCACTAATGTATTCTGCATCTGATTTACCTTGTTGTACAACAGTAAAGAATGCATTATTAATTGGAGCTGGTTGTATTGGAGTAGGTGGAGAGAATCCACTTCTGTATTTTAACAATGCTCCAGGCGCTGATGAATACTTTTCCCATTCATCTTCAGGGACCGAACCTTCTTCATACATCCATCTAAGATTAGAAGACAAGTTTGCATTATGAAGCATTATTTGATGTGCTTTATTTATTTCTTGTTGTTTACCTATAAGTGGAGTTACTGCACTCATTGGATATGGAGTTCCTGTGTACATATAAGAAATTGGTACAATTGGATATTCGTTTATAGGAATAATAGATTCATATAAAAATGTATCATCTCCTACACTTACAGTCTTTACAATTCTATTTTCATAAAATTCAATTGCATCTATTATATTTTTTTGAACTTCTTTACTTTGTTTTAAAATATTGTAATCAGCATTTGACATTACTTGCTGTTTAATAATTGTAGCTTCATCTTGAGCTTGTGATAATAATTCCATTTCTTTTTCTTTAATTGCTTGAACTCCCATTTTTTGAGAATTTTCAACCATTAACTTTGCTCGTTCTGGAATAATTTCACCTTCTTGAACTTGTTGTTCAATTTGCATTTGCTTTTCAATTAAACCTACTTCTACTTCTTGTTTAAAAGATTCTAATGCTTCTTGTATTTGTTCTTTTAATAAATCTAATTGAGCAGGAGATGGTTCAACTTTTATATATACATTATAGTATTTAAATTTTTTCTTACTATATGTTTCATAGTATGGCACAATGTCATCGTCTTCAGCATCCATATTAACACCATATGTCAAATCTTCTGCTTGTATGCTATCTGTAAAATCAATATCTCTTTGTGAGTATGATACTACATCACTTCCTTTTGTTACTTTTTTAATTTTTGCTTCAAATTGTGGCAACATATTTACAAGTCTTGCTCTTGCAATATTTTTTCTTATTTGAATAAAGTTTGCATCTCTAAATAAAAAATCTCTACTAGCAGGGTCTACAAATACATCATAAGGGTCAAGTCTTTTAAAACAAACTTCTCCCATTCCTCTATCAGCATCTCTATCTATATCTACAAGAAAATATCCTAATCCTTTAGTAAGTGAATCTAATATTACTTGACTATATAAAGATTTACCATTTGATAAATACCAACAATAATCTGCTATGTCAGCATGCACTTGAGCAATATCTGTATCATCTCCAGTCACTCCTACTGCTTTCCACTTAGGGTCATTAGCAGTTACAAAGTATTTCATTATTTCTATAATAGGCGTTATTCTATTTATAGTGAATGTTGGCATTCCAGATTCTTCCAACATCGTAAGTTCTTCTTTTGTAAGTTGTTCGTTTAGATAAAAATCATATCCTTTTTGACTTACACTTTGCCACCTATGTCTA